GCGAGGAGTTTTAAAATGACAAAGGACACCCAAGTTTCGGTTATCACCAATATGTAACGTATAACGTTCAGGGTAAATCTAAGTTTAAAATTAATAGTGGTTTTGTGAACGAATCGGTAAATAATTCTTATAAACAATTACTTTTATCCGAACGAGTGTGGCAAGTTACCGATGGGACTGCTTACATTCCTTTGAAATTAGGGACTAAATCTTTAGAATACAAGACACGACAAAAAGACCGTTTAATTAATTACGAAATGGAGTTTGAATACGCATTTAACGATGTTAACAATATATAGATGGTTGTAAAATTATACATAGGTAATGAGGACTTAGATAGGTTCAAAGATGAAAGTATAGAGATTAATAGCTCTATTGCCAACATTAACGATATCACAAAAAATACTACTGATTATTCACGCTCCTTTACCGTTCCTGCTACTAATAAAAACAATCGTATTTTCAAACATTACTATGATGCTAATATAGATAATTCATTTGATGCGAGGGTAAAACAAGATGGGCGTATAGAATTAGATGGCATACCTTTTAAGTACGGGAAATTTAGATTAGATAAAGTTAGTGTTAAGCAAGGTAGACCTTATGCCTATACTCTTACTTTTTGGGGTAACTTAGTTTCTTTAAAAGATACTCTTAAAAATGATGAGTTAAGTTATTTAGACTTTTCAGAATTTCAGCACACTTTCAATCCTGCTAATGTAAAGACAGGTTTAACTTCAAGTTTGTTTAGTGGAAATTTAATTTATCCTTTGTTCGTTAAAAAGCAATTGTATTACGACTCGTCACAAGAGGGAACAAATACGGATAAGTTAGCTAATATATCATACTTACCTTTAAGTGCAAATACGGGGTTGAATTGGAATGAGTTAAGACCAGCTTTAAGAGTCTTAAATATTATTGAAGCTATAGAAACGAAATACGGGGTAACTTTTTCACGTGACTTTTTTGGACGTACTGATTTTACAGAGTTATTTATTTGGCTAAATAATGATTCTAACTTGGTCAATACCCAAAATAACAAAGTCAGAATGGACTTCACTAATACAGGCGATATTGACGGTAGAGGTGGTGTAGTTGATATTATAGAAGATACTTTTGTGGCTGGCGGTAAAAGAATATATTCTCTTATTGATATAGTACCAGCTTCAGGATATGAAAATGTAAAGTATAATATTGAGCATACAATTGATGGAAATTTAGCTGGTGGTTTTAGTCAAAGTACTGGGACTGATGTATTTTATTTTGACATAGAACGTAACACAGGACAAAAACATTCGTGGTATATTTCAGCAAATCAGGAGTTTAAATTTACAAGCAAGTTAACAATTGAGTTTAGATACGAAAGTTATAGAATGTCCGCTACGTTTCCACAGCAAACAATTACTGGACAGTTACAAGTAATTAATAATTTACCTAAGATAAAAATAATTGACTTCTTAAATGGCTTATTTAAGATGTTTAAATTAGTTGTTATTGCTGATGAGTATGATAATATCTATGTTGATACTTTGAAAAGTTTCTATTCTAAGGGTTCAATTTGGAATGTTTCTAAATATATAAATGATAATTCAATAGATGTTGAAAGGGGTTCTTTATTGAATGAAATTAAATTTAAGTTTCAAGAGCCTATCACTATTTTAAATAAGCAATTTAAAGTAAATACTGGTTTATCTTATGGCGATGAGGAAACAATATTAACTGATGATGGAACGGCAACAGGTAAACCTTTGGATGGCGAAAGTTTATCGTATGAATTACCCTTTGAACAAATTGTTTATGAGCGTTTAATTGATTTAAAAGACAATATCAATACAAATATAATGTACGGAGGAATATTTGACGAGACGATTACGCCTGTTAATCCTAAAGTACACTTATTTTATAACGTATCGACGGCAGTAGGTACAAAAACTTTAGGCTTTATTAACGATATAGGTGGAAAAGAGTTAATTAATGGAAGTGTAAATATAGCGAGTCATTCAATTGACTTTATTAATCCGCAATACAACTTAGTTTTCGGCATAGAAAACAACGAATGGAACGGTGTGGCTTCGGAAAATACCCTGTATAAAAACTACCATAAAGACTATGTAGACTCAGTATTTAATATTAAGCGCAGGAACTTTAAATACAAAGCGATTTTACCGTTACGAATATTAACTCAGTTAAAATTGAATGATGTTTTACAGATTAAACACGATTATTATAGGATTGATAACTACAATATTAATCTTTTAAGTGGCGAAGTATCTTTAAATTTAATTAATTCTTTTGATAATACAATTAATGGATTCAATGCTGACGTCAATGTCTTATATGCTGATTACAGAGCACAAACACAAACCGTTACAATAACAAATCTTGCGGGATATAGTTATATAATAGAGTCAGGAACATGGCTTTCTTTGACGAGTTCAGGCGATAACGTTTACTTTGCATTTGAGGAAAATAATACAGGGGCAACACGTTCGACAAATGTTTCAATTACCAATACAACAACTTTGCAAGTAATAGATATTTTTTGCCAACAAGCACCAAGAATAGTAACAGCAGACAATAATATAATAACAGCGGATAACAACATAACAACAGCAGACAATGGCTAAACAAACAATAGGAATAGGAACAACAGCAGGCGATGGAACGGGTGACGTATTAAGAGTTGCATTTGATAAGTGCAATGATAATTTTGACGAGTTATATAGCGCTACTGGATTTCAGAGTATTTCAGATACGACAAATACGCAAACACTTACTGCTTTGACTGATAATTTAGTTTCATTCTCAGCAACTCCAGAAGAAAATGGAGGTTTGACTTTGATGGATTCAAATGCTAAGATAACACCTGTAGCACTTAACGATATTATAGGCGTTGATTTTTCATTTACAGGTGTAGTTCCAGTAGGTACAAACTTATCTTTATCCGTTTTTCTAAAAGTTGGTGGCGTTAATTATAGGTCAGTTAGCCAACCAATTGTTAAAGGCGCAGGTTTGGATGATTACTTTTCCGCAAGTTGGATATTACCAGTAGGGGCTTCATTCCTTAGTAATGGAGGTTTACTATATGTTAATCCAATTGTTGGGATGACCATCAAAAATAGATACTTATGCGTAACCAGAATAGGGAAAGGAAAATGATAGCTGAGATAATAACATTACTACAATCAAATCCATTTTATGGGGCGGGTAAATATACAGAGATAGCGAAAGGAAAAAACGAAATAGCTACAAGAAAAAAACTAATTGAAAAAATAAAAAGAGCATGGCTATCGAGAAAAATATAAATATAGTTGTTAAAGAGTCTGGCATTGAAAATGTTACTAAAAAAGTAGACAATCTTAAAAACTCTACTGACGAATTAAGTAATGCTCAATCAAAAAACAAAACAACTTCAAAATTAAATACGCAAGCTATTGAAGAAATAGCTCCAGCAACCACTGCCACTGTAAAATCTTTACTCAATATGGGTAAGGCGATGTGGGCGATAGTAGCTAATCCAATAGGATTAATTTTAACAGCCATAGTAGGTACTATTGCTTTATTAGTTGTAGCATTCAGAACATTCCAACCCCTTTTAGATAAAATAGAACAAGGATTTGCTGCGGTTAGTGCGGTTGTAAATGTTGTTAAAAATACTTTTATTCAAGTTGTAACTGGCGCTAAATCTTTGGGTAGTGCTTTTGGTAGTTTAGGTAGTGATATTTCTGACGCTACAAGAAGAACCGTAGCACTTACAAAGGCACAGCAAGACTTGGAGGACGCAATGAAAAGTCAAGAAGTAGCGACTGCTAAGCAAAGAGCGGAAATTAATAAATTAAATGTAATGGCTAAGAATAGAAATTTAACCGAAAAGGAAAGGTTGGATTTACTTAATAAAGCCGAATCAATAGAAAAATCTTTGTTTGATAAGCGTGTAAAATTAGCAGATGAGGAGGTTAGAATTGCAAGAGAAGCAATCGCAATTAAAGCAGGATTTAATTCAAAAGAAATACAATTATTAAAACAAACAGGGGATGCCACTAAAGAACTTGCAGAAAGTAAAGGCGGTTTATACGATGAAGAATATGATAGGTTGAACAAAGCAAGGATAGCAAGGATAGCATTAGAGGACGAGTCGACATCTAACTTAGAAAAGAATTTCAACAAGCAAGAGGCACTTGCGCAAAAACAAGAAGATGAAAGACAAAAAAGAATAGACGACCAAAAAGCATCTGCAGACAAACAAAAAGCAGATAGATTAAAAGCGCAAGAGGACGCGAAAAAAGCACAAGAGGACGAAGATAAACGAAAAGAAGAAAAGATAAAATCTGATGCTGAAAAAGCTATTGCATTAGATGAAGAAATAAAACAGGCTCAGTTAGATGTCGAGGAATTTAGACAAAACAATATAGACAAAGAAACGGAGCAGGAAGCTACTGCAATGAATAATCGTATCGCAAGAAAAGAATACGAATATGATGAAGCAAAAAAAATAGCTGAAGACCAATTAGCTTTAGACAAACAAATACAAGAAACACGATACAACAGCGCAAGAGACGCAGGCGATGCTTTGTCTAATTTAGCTAATTTATTAGGTGGAAACTCTAAGAAAAACCAAGCGTTACAAAAAGGAATAGCAGTAGCTCAAATCGCAATAGATACAGCACAGGCAATATCTAATGCTATACCAGCATCGATAAAAGCAGGGGCAGAGGCAGGAAAGGTTGCAGGACCAGCAGCGGCAGTTGTTACTCCAGCAGTAACAGCATCGACTTATATAGGATTGGCTGCAATGATTACAGGAAATGCTTTGAAAGCTAAAAGTATCTTATCAGGTGGCGGAGGTTCAGGTGGTTCAAGTAGTTCAGTCGGAGGGTCTACAATGAGCGCACCATCTTTCAACTTAGTACAAGGAACGGGAACAAATCAAATAGTGCAAGGATTATCACAACAAGGCGCACCTATTAAAGCATATGTAGTAAGTTCAGACGTAAGCACTTCGCAAAGTTTAGATAGGAATATAGTGAGTGAAGCGTCTTTAGGTTAGCAAAAATATAACAATAGTAACATAATTTAGTTTAATTATAAATAACAAAAAAATGAAAACCTACCAAGCTAAATATAATCCACTTACAAATAAAGGAGTCTATGGAATTTCTTTAGTTGAAAATCCAGCGATGGAGGGTTTGTTTATTGCTTTATCTAAGGATGAGAAGATACAATTTAAGACCGTAGACGCTGAAAAGAGAATAATTGTAGGATTAGTTTTAGAACCTAATAAACCAATTTATCGAAATCAAAACGGTGAGGAATTTAATATAGTGTTTTCAGACCAAACAGTAGAGGAGTTATGTTATGGTTTTACAAAAAATCAAAACAATTCAAACTCTACAATAGAGCATGATATCGAACAAAAAATAGTAGGACTTACTTTTGTAGAAAATTGGATAGTAAGAGATGAGAAAATGGATACGTCACTAACGTTTGGATTAAACCCTAAAAAAGGCAGTTGGATGAGTATTGCGAAAGTAGATAGCGACGAAATATGGAATGATTATACTAAGACTGAAAAAGTTAAAGGATTTTCAATTGATGCGATGCTTAGTTTAGAAGAAGTAAATTTAAAAACAAATATAAATATGAGTGAACAAGCAAAAACAAACTCTTTATTAGAAAAGATTTTACTTGCTTTCAATCCTGCAAAAACCGAAATAAAGTTAGGTGAAGTTATGCTTATGGATGGAAGCGTTAAGATTGAATTTGAGGGAGACGTTTTAGAGGCAGGAAAATCATGCTGGGTAACTGCTGAAGATGGCACGAAAGTTCCTGTACCAGTAGGAGAACATCCTCTTGAAGATGGGACTATCTTAGTTGTAGTAACTGAGGGTATAGTCGAAGAAATTAAACCAGCAAGCGAACCAGCTGGAGAGCCTGCACCTGCACAAGATTTAGGCAATGAAGACGGTAAAGTGTCTAATGATGCTAAAATTGCAAGTGAAATTGAAAGCGCAATTAAATCTATTTTAATTAAATATACAGCGCAAGAAAAAACAATTTCAGAATTAAAAGAGCAAATAACTGAATTGTCAAAACAACCAGCAAGTAAACCAATTAACGGTACACCTGTACAAATTGACTTTTCTAAAATGAGTGCAAAAGAGAGAATTTTTAATACAATCAATAAAAACAAAAACTAAAATATGGCTACAACTACAACAGTAACCTCTAACTATGCAGGCAAAGAAGCTGGCGAGATAGTAGGACAAGCATTCAAAGAAGCGGATACAATTGCAAAAGGATTTGTAACTGTATTTCCTAACGTAAATTATAAACTTAATCTTAGAAAAATTGCCCTAACAGGTGGTAAAAGAGAATACACTTGCGGACACGTTCCTGCTGGAGCTATTACACTAAGCGAAAAAGTTTTAGAACCTAAGAAATTCAAAGACGATTTCGAAGTTTGTAAAGAAGATTTTAGAGCGCAATGGTCGGAGGATTCCATGGGTGCAAGTGCTCACAATGATAGCGCACCAAAAGATGTAATGGATGCAATTCTTGTTGAAAAATTAGCTCAAACTGCTGAGGAATTAGACGACAATATTTGGAATGGAGACGCTACAAACGCAGACGAATTTGATGGTTTCTTGAAACAATTTTTAGCTGATGCAACGGTTATCGATGTTGATTTAGACACGGTTACTGAGGCTAACGTTGAAGCACAAATCAAACTTGCTATCAACGCAGTGCCTATCGATACGAGAAGAAAAGGTTTAAAAGTTGGTGTTTCTCCAGATATCGCACAATACTATAATTTTTGGTTGATTTCAAAAGGAATTTCTAATGGATTGGGTGGAGATGCAAATACTACTTTGAAGTTTGGTAAGTACATGATTGAAGAAGTTAACGGATTGCCAGCTAACACAATCGTTATTGCTGAGCCTAAAAACTTAATCTTTGCAACTGGATTATTGGCAGACCATAATGAGGTTAGAATGATTGACCAAGATGATACTTTGCTTAACGGTAAAATTATTGGAACTATGGTTTACAATGCTGGAGTAGGTTACTACAATGGTGCTGAGATTGTTTGGGCAAGACCTATCGCATAGTTAAATAAGTAACAAGGGCGGTTTAGTTATCGCCCTTAATTTAAACAAATAATTATATGGCTTGTGATATTACAGCAGGTAGAGAAAAGGCGTGTAAGCAAGGTTTAGGAGGTATTGGGAAACTGTATCTTTTTAACTTTGTTGAAAATCCTTTCACGGTATTGGCAGGGGTTGCTACTGCAATTAATCCACTCCTTACAACAGTCTTTGAGTATGAACTTGAGGGAGATGGAAATAATGTTGCCGAGTCTTTAGTACCAGACAGGAATAATGGTACGACAGTCAACACACAAACAAGTACTTTTGTACTTAAGAAAATTGACGCGGTTACTTCAGCTCAAATGAACATTTTAGCTTACGGTTTCCCTATGGCAGTCGTAAAAGATAGAAATGGTATTTTTCACGCTATCGGAATTGATGATGGTATAGATTTTACAGTGGCTCAATCAACGGGTGGAGCAAAGGCAGACTTAAACGGTTACACTCTTACGGGTGTTTCTACAACAGGTTCGCTTTCTCCTAAATTAGATGCTACAACCGTAACGGCATTTTTGGCTTTGGTTTAATTCTTTTTTATTTTTCTATTTAAAACCCATAATTAATTTATGGGTTTTTTGTTACATCATAATTAAATACAATACCTGATTTAATAGAATTAATTATATCCATTGGGTTTTCCTTTTTTAAACAGAAATTCATGGCTAAATCATATCTTTCAGTATAATAATCTTTTTCATTTATCTTTTCATTAAAAAATATATACTTTATATTAGGTCTTGGAAAAATTAATGTAGGTGGTTGATTATATTCATTTAATCCGAAAACTAAAGGATTTTCAAAATTATTATCTT